CGAAGAGGATGTCCTGGACGTGTTCCTTGAAGGTCTTGCGGAAGTCCACGCCCCGCTTCTTGGCGATGGCGGAGAAGGAGGTGAGACCTGCCCGGAGGTCTTCGCGGTCGTTGGCGCTGTCGCGTCCGTTGTCGATGGACGGGGCTTGCGGGACGGAGAACTCGACGTCCGACCACTTGGGGTCGTCAGGGAGAAGGCCCTTGGCGATGCCGTCGGAGATACGCCATTGCCAATCGGGGACGCAGTAGTCGTCGTGGACCATGCATTGGATTTGACCGACGAAGCGGTCGGCCTTGCCAAGCACCATGCGGACGAGGGCCGAGCCGGCCTTGGAGCCGTCGCCGACGACCTCGTAGGGGAGACCGCCGCTGGCGATCATGCGGGCGAGGATGGCGTTGAACATCTCCATCGACTGGCGAGGGAAGTTCGGGGAGACGGACTTGAGGTCTTCGCCGGGTTCAAGGACAAGCAGTTTACCGCCCATCTGGGCGCCGATGTTGCCGAAGTCCGTGGCACCGCCGCCGTTAAGGTCGGAGACGAGGGAGGCATCCGCAAAGCCGCCATTCTTGGTCAGCACGCTCGGGACGTCGGTCACCTGCTTGACGGCCCGCTTCTCCAGCTCGATGATTTCGTTCTGGTCCTGCATCGAGTTGAGCGCCTGTTGCATCGGGGGGATGCCGTGGGCGGAGGTGATGCGGGATTGGTTCGCCACCTGCATGAAGGACTCCGCAGGGATAAGGCGGAAGGACTGGTCGTCGTTCTGCACCCAGATGCCGATGACTTCGCCGTAAGGACCGAAGCGGAAACCGTCCCAGGTGTCCTTCGTCAGTTGGGCGGGGTCGGTCGGAGAAAGGACGCGGTGGCCTTCGATGAGCTGGGTCTTCGCTCGGTTCTGCGAGTCACGCACCTTAAGGGCGAAGATTTCGCCGTCGACCGCCCAAGTGTGGACGATGATGCGTTGCAGTTGCTCGCCCGTGAAGCGTCCCGTGATGTCGGCACGGCGGGTTTCGCGGTGATAATACTCCTCGTACAGGCGGGCCTTCGCAGGGTCGGAGGCGTGGGAGGTGGGCATCATGCCGTCACCGACGACATACATCACCATGTCGTTGATGAACTGCACCATCGCCGGGTAGTTCTTCTCGGCGTAGCGGGCCTTCTGGATCAGCGCCAAGCGGTCAGACGGGTTGACGTCGCGGCGGGCGTCCTGCGGGTTCGAGCCGTACCATGCACGGCGGGCGAAGGACGGGCCGGCGTTCTGCCAGTTCGTCGACCAGGCGTTGGCCTTAGGCGTACCGCCCTGACCGACGGGGGTCGTGGGCTTCTTCGCGATGGGCTTCTTGGGCTTCTTGGGGGCGGGCATGGATTAAATCATTCGGTTGTCCCAGCGCACATCGATGACGGTCGTGCGACGGAGGGCGGCGTACTGCTGGGGGTCGAGTTGGTAGAGGGCGAAGCTTGCCTCAGCCAACATCTCCTTCGGAGGCATGGCGAACTGCTTGGACGCGGACGAGCCGCTGTCGGAGTACGACATCAAGGTCTTACCTTCGGTGATGAGGGCGACAGCCTTGGAGCGGATGGCGAGCAGTTCGCACTCCTCGAGGCCGATGAAAATGCCGGAAGCCATGTTAAACTTGCTCGGATTGGAAGCAAAGGGGGGCGTGCCGAGGGCCAACGATCCGAACCTCCAAGCCATTGAGGGTTCCCACAAACCCCCGGCACGCTTGCGTTGAAGGTGATGGGTTGGCGGTCAAGGTCAAGCATTGGGTGCATCTTCAGCGGTTGCCGTGGCCTCTCGACCGACGACACCCCAGCGGACGGCGACCAGCATCGCGAGGACTTCGCAGTCGAGGGCGTGGTTGTCTTGGACGCCTTGGGGTAAAATCCACATGGGCTTCCCCGTGCGCTTGTCCTTTACGCGGACTTCCGAGTTAAGCTGCTTGGCGTAGTCCTCGGAGGCGTCTCGAGGGTAGGTGTGGAGTTTACGGGTGCGGAGGCCGTGCAGGAGGTCCTTGGCAGCCATCGCGGAGAAGACGACCAAGGAAGCCCGGGTCGGTTGTCCAGGGACGACGATGGCTTGGGGGTCGGAGTAGAAACGGCGGGTGGTTCGCCCGTCTGACGAAGTGATGGCGAAGTCCTCGTTGCCCGAACCCTTGGAACACTTCCAGCCACGGCGACAGCACTCGGCGTAGACCACTTGCGTGTTGTCACCAGAGTCCACCATGACGAGGGCCTTGTGGACGCCCATGCGTTTGGCGAGGTCGTCGAGGCCCGTCCAAGTCTCGACCTTCTCGAAAGCCATCAGGCGGCTATGCCCCGACTTCGACCAACGGCGAACCGTGGCCCAGAAGTGACCTCGTTGTACGTCGATTCCCAAGGTGCGGAATGGGATGGAGCCGGCGGGCGCACCCTCGCGGGAAAGAACTTGGGCCTTCGGGGTGATGACGGCTTCTTCGGTCCAGTCGTCTTTCAGGGAGTAGTCCGAGGAGTCAATCGGCGTGACCATCGAGCCGCCGTCGTCCGACCACGCAAGGGCGAGTCGCTTCTGCTTGAAGATGCGGCGGGGTTCCTCGTCGCCGTAGATCACGGACGCCCGCTTGGCCTCGAGCATCATGCGACCTAGTTCGCCCCAGGACATCATCGCAAGGGCGTTGAGGTGCAGGCCGACTCGCTCGATGGACTTGCCGGGTTCACGCGGGACGAACTTGCCGCCAAGGTTCAGCTCGAAGCGGGTCTCGCGGCTGTCGGTGTGGCGGGTGTTGCAGGAGCGGCACTCGTAGGTCGTGCCGGCCTTGACCTTCGCCATGTCCCATTCGTCGCCGTCCTTGGCGTCCTCGGGGAAGCGGACGAACGCCCAGTCATAGGGCTGGAGCGTGTTGCAGTTCGTGCAGTTGAAACACCAGTCGTGGAGGTTGGTCGTCGGCTGTTCGAGCAGTTGATGGAAGTCGTCGGTGGGCGTACCGCCTTGGCTTGCGAAGACGTGCTTGGAGTTCCAGCTAAACTGCGTCGTGCGCCCCATCGCTTCCTCCATGTGACCTTTGGGCCAGCGCCAACACTCGTCACCGAAGACGTACTTGGTCGTGATGCGTTGCAGGCTCGTCTTCGTGTGGGCCGAGCGGCAATAGATGATCATCCGCTGGAAGTCGCCGACGGACGACCGAGGCATATCGTCGGGCTTCTTGCGCTTGGCGACCTCGGGGATGGCGTCGAAGAGGGGGCGACATTGGCGGAGAAAGAAGTCGTCTGCCTCGTCCTGGTTCATCTGCAACAGGAGCATATTGCCCGGGTCGTTGACGATGAAGTAAGCCGTGGCGAGACGGAGGGCTGCGGACTTGCCGGCTTGGATGCACCACGGCATCAGCACCTGCCGAACCTCGGGGTCGACGATGAAGCGGACGGCGTCACCGACCCACGGCATCCGCTCGTTGCGGAACGGACCCTTGAGATGGGAGTCGGGGATTTCGGGGACGTTGCGCTCAAGCCATTCGACGGGGTCGCCGCTCGTCGTCGGACGCATCGCGTCTCGCCCCATCCGCACCAGTTCAAGACTCTTCGGGGAAAGGGTCATTGGCGGAGATGTCCTCGCGGGTCTTGCGTACCCAGTCCTGCAGAGGCTTGATGGCTTGGGCGGGGTTCGCCTTGTTGCATCGTTCGGCGACGTCGGTCGGAAGGTCGTCGAGCTTGGCGAGGATTTCGCCGATCAGCGTCTTGATGGCGGTCGAGGCTTCAGCCTTGGAGATGAACTCCTGGTCGGCGAGCGCCCGCTTCTTCTGTTCCTCCTCGAGGGAGACCAGCGTCTTGAGCGCTTGGTTGTAGGCCGTCTGGAGTTTCCCCTGCTGGGGGTCGCCCGACTCGATGGCGTTGCGGTAGGCCACGCGGGCGGACGAGACGAGGACGCGCTGTTGGGCGATGATGTCGTCGAGGGAATGCTCGTCGAGGGCGGCGATGGTGACGCCAGCCATGCGGCGACCTCTGCCGGCTGCCCGCTCGGCGAGCCACGCACGGGCCGCGTCGACGTCGTTGCGAGGCATTCCCTGCCGCGCCATCTTCGAGACGTGTCCTTGGCTTACGCCGAGGGCGTTGGCTAGTTGCTCAAGCGTCATTCGCGGGGGGCTGGCCTATTTCGGCCTCCGCACCCGCAAACTCCACACCTACCCCCGAGACGCCTCCGAGGACTACGCCAAGCAGCTGAACTCCGAAGTCCGCGTGAAGGACAAGCGCACGGGGAAGCCCATGTGGATTTTA